TACAGAAGCAGATACCGCATTACTTCGCACCCTCGAGGCACAGCTGCTTTTCTGCCTGTCGGCGCGTAACCAGACCCGGCAATTTTTTGCCGCCTGCGTATACCCAGCGGGGAAATTCATTACATGCGGCCACCAGCTGTCCTTGGCGGAAGTAGCGAAACATCGTTGATTTCTGCATCATCGGGCAGCCGGCATTGAACGTGATCGACACGGCGGCAGAAAACGTGTCATCCGGCAGCCTGGCGCCAGCGGCATAGCGATTAACGCACGCCTCAGCATCGAGGATATTCCGCTGCCAGTCCGCTGCGATTTGCTCATCAGTTTTGCGCGTGCCGGGTCTAACGCCGTGTGTATTGCCGACACCGTCGGTTGCTATGCCTGCCGGGCAGGTGTACGGCTCACGCCTGCAACCCTCGGCGTTGCCGATCAGCTCCAGCCCGCGCTGGTTCGTGCGAACCTGCCCGCTCGACAGTACGACCGCGATAATCGCTGACACAGCACATACCGCGCCGGCAGCGCTACTTTTTTTATTCAGTGCTGGCATCTGCACCCCCTGCCATTCTGAACGCGTTCGCTACGATTTCAACATCCGCCGGCCGCTCGCCCTCGGGGATAGACATCACGCCATCTAAGTAACGGCGCAGCATTTCAGTGCGCGCGCGCTCTTCCTCCAACTGCTGAAGTTTTTCGCGCCGCGATGCGTAATAGGTTTTGATTGTGAAAATTGCCGAGATCGCCGCACCGACGCAAAAAATGTAGTCATACAGGCTGAGCGTAGAAAAGAACGCCAGGCATGCCGACCACCAGTACGGCATGTTTTGAGATGTCTGGTCCATACGATTCATATTCTGCCCTCACTGACGGTGGGCGACTGTGTGATCAACAGGAAGAAAGCCGCACGCCAGCCGTGCGCAGGATGCGCGGCGGGTGCTGATGGCGGCTTTGGTTATAAAAAAGGCTCGCCGAAGCGAGCCCATGAATATTTTTGATTAAAAAGCAAAGATTCGTTGCCGATAACTCTGTTATCTGAATCTAAGGAAGAATCACAATGGCAATCAAAACTCCAGGTGTTTGCGGCCACTGCCGCGAAATCGTTTCACCCATCGTAGTTGAAGAAAACACTTTTCGCCGTGATAAATGTCAGTGCCCGAAGTGCCAAGAAACGCTATACGCCTGTAGAACTCTAGGATGCGATGATTACGCAAAAGGCGGGAAGTCATACGATGAAGAACTTTGTGTAGCATGTACAAAATCATTAGCCGAAGGCGTAGGAACACTCGCAAAAACAACTATAACTGTGATAGTCACAGCAGGTGCCGCTTATGCTGCCTCTAAATTCAACGATTCATCTGAATAAAACAAGTAATAACTTGAACGCGTTTACCAGGCAGAGCGCTCAAAAACCAAGATCATACCGTTAGATTGATCAGTCACTTTAAATTAAAATTTATTAATTTCTTAATTTTCACTTTTACCATAATATTTTATTTTTTACGATCGTAAAGCTTTTTTCAGTGATATCTTTGGTCGCTATTGTCTTTTCCGGTGACGTTTGCAGCATTTCTGAAGCATCACAGGACATTAGTATCCATTTTGCGGCTCGGACTACTGATTCACTCACTTCATACTGGGAGGAGAACTTAAGAAACCTTTTAAAATAACATGCCAAATCATGAATTAATTTCCAAGCTTGTTCAGACTTACGCAATGATGATTCACTCAATGAATTCCTTTAAAAGGATAACATTGCGACACACTATCACAAAGGAGCGACTACACTTACTTCACTTTATAGAGGATTTTTTAAACATATCTGATCAACTCTTCAGGATGGGACAAAGATACTCATTATTTTATTATATAAATCAATAAGTTACATTACATCCTATAGCCGAAATTTTGATTTGACCATATAACTCGGATTACACGGATAAATATTCATTTCAAAAGCAAGGGGGCACCCCCTCGCTTAATTAGCTTAATCTTGCTTTTTTATATGGCCCACAACTCCAGCTAAAGAAATTCTTCCCCACGTCATCCCACTTACTTTTCAATCCAGGAGGCAACTCTGGGTTGTACTGACGCAAATTACCGCGGGAAATATATTCAAGGGCGTTTGATAGTAAGCCATCACCGAAGCCTTCATAACTTAGGCAGGAAGGTTCACAACAACACTCTTGTCTTTCTAGACAATCGCACTTATATAATTCATTCAAGCCTTTAATTATCGAGCGCCAGTAATCGCCATGAGCCTTATCTAATCTTAAGGCTGACCGCAGTTCGAAACCCTTTTTATGATCAAAATAAAACTTGGCACTTTCATCTACAGCACACAGGCTCTTGAAAAAATCTAATGAACCTTTTTTCTTAAAAACTAAATTTAACTTCTCTAAAACCCGTTCAATAGTATCAAATGGTAAGAGAGATTCTATTTCATGAACATCTAAGATTTTTACCATGCCGGACTTATAAACTCTGCTTCCTAAAAAATGCGAGCTAGTCCCACCAAATGGTGCGCGTGGATGCATTTTATCATTATCCACTATACAAAAAGTTAATTCATTATTTTGCACTTCTCTATCAAATACGCTTTTGGTACTCCCACCACCCCCGTTGAGTGCATTGAAACCTATAGAGCAGCGAGAAAGCTTTTCACTTCTTGCATAATAACTAGCTATGATTTTTAAAAAATCAGAGTCTAAAGGATTTTCAAAAATAATTTTTATTTTCTGCAACTGAGAAGAGTCATTAAAGAATAAGGGCCCACACTTGAACTTATCAACATGCTCAGAATTAAGCCACTCATATGACAAATCTTTTATAGAAAAGTCTACAGATACGTAAAACGATATGGATTTCTTAAGCGCCGCATATTCCATGAGCCCTCTTAAAGCTTCGGTTGCAAAAGCCTTAGTTGAAGCACTATATATCCCAAAACTCTCTTTAATTACAGCCGTAAAGAATGCTCTTGGGGCAATCAATATATGCTTATTTTCTGCAAATGAACGAAGTAGATTTTCAATTGCAATTGAATGCTCTTGATTAAGCACATCGTCTTCACTAACATTTTCGATATTAATAAGCATATTTATCTACCCGAGAAAAAACCCACAGGCCAATTTTGTAAAAAGCCATCTTCATTAAAATATGATTTTTCGACTATAGTTTGGTGCTTTTCATTTTTTTCGAAAACCAATATTGAAACGTCATTTTCTGATAAACCGCTTTTATCCTCAATACATTCACCTAAAGCTTCGATCATAGTTTGGCTATGAGTCTCGAAGATAATCTTTAAGTCAACCCCACTTTCCTTAGCTTTTGAAACAACCTTAGCAAATATTATCGCCAAGTTGTGTTGATAAGCCGGATGAAGATGCAACTCTGGCTGTTCAATAATAAAGGTAATAGGTTTTCGAGGTGTCATTGACCTTCGTTCTGTTTCAAGCCAAATAGCAGTGACTATAGGAAGAACTTGTGAGTAACCAAAACCCATGTCGCTTATATTGTAATTTTCACTACCACTACCAGTATTGATGAGAATTGCAAAATGCGCGCCAGCTTGCTCAACCTTTACGACAAAGTCAAAATTCTCTCTAGTCCACTCTTCAAATCTTAACTTCTCTGTAGGTTTTAGAGAATTAAGAAGCATTGCTAAATTCGAGCCAGTATGGTCTATCTCATTTACCTGAAGATCTTGAAACCTATAAAACCTTTCTGATGTTGCGCGCAAAGGAGCAATATACTTAATGTTTCTATAAAATTCGGAAAGTGCTGAGTTAGTAGCATCGATAATATTATTTAAATTCCAGCCAATTACATATGGATACAACTCATCAATAATACCTTCGCCATAAAACTCAAAGTTTTTCACAAAGGTTTTCTGCTCTTTAAATAAAAAACTTATAACTGACTCTGCATCTTTTTTACTTAAAAACCCTACTTTATTAAAAGCACCTGTAATTTGTGAAATATCTGTCCTAGGATGGAAGTATTTTTTTGTTAATTTAGACGCCGATTCTATAAAAGATGCTTCAAGTGGTCGATCATGTCTTGAAGAATAATAATATGACGCAGGGGGAACCGCGGTTTCCTCTTTACGTTTTAGCTGTACATTAGGAATGAACTGACCTAAATTTCTGGCTATAAGACCATCTCGCTCTATATATGCCTTATCAGATTCAATTACAAGCTTAGCATTATTATTATCATCAAAACTAAGTGTAATAGCTGCATTTTCAAGGTTGATTCTTATTTCTTTTGTTTTTGTTTTCTTATCTTTAGAATAAACGGCCAACTCAATGTCAATAGACATTTGACTTTTTGTCAGACCGCTGTACCTATAATAACTGTACCGCTGCACCAACTCAAGAGGAATGATCAGCGAGAAACTAAATGTAATTTCTTTATTCGATGAATTTTTAGATAAAACATCTGTAAAATCACCAAAGTCGACAAAGCGACCATACCATAATATTGGCCCTGTGGTATTCTCTTCAACAGATTGTCGAAACAATGGGAAAGTTCGAAGTAAAGAACTTTTTCCACTACTATTTTTACCGACAAAAACTGTAATTGGTTTTAACTCAACGAAAGTGTTGTCTACAAAACTTCTGAAGCTTTGCAAACCGATACCACGGATCATAACCCTCTTTCCTTAACTTGAATTTTTCATGGGCGCATGAAGTACACTTAAATTTATCTTATTGCTTTGCGAGTCTACAAGCAATAGCATTTCTATCACCTACGCAACAAAAATTATAATTATTTCACTTACGACCAACAAGACACACTCTGGTTTTTTATCCTTAATAATCAAAAAGTAACATTCTTATTCATCTCAAGTTTGATACCAAGCGCCATAAGATAGCCATCAACCATCCCTTCAGCATTCTGTAGTTTCTTCCCAATGTGTGTGTCTGAACAATGACGTTCACGCGCGAGCTGCATGAAGGTTTTACCGAAGACGTAGTAATCAAAAAGCAGGTCATGCGCAACTGGATGTTTACTGCGCAATCCAGCCATGACCTTTGAGATAATCAATCCGTCATCGTCACAGCACCTTGGCCGGTTTCTGACCTTAGACGGGATGAGGCCAGCGAACCCAGCGGCTACCGGTGGCCACCATACCTCTTCATGATTATCTGCTGCCCAAGCCCCCCAGCACTCCAGAACATGTTGGATGTCCGTCATATTGCCTCCAACTTGATACAGAATGACGTTGAAACACTAGATGCAACTTGCGCACAGATCTGGACAGATGATTTAGATAAGAAATATTTTAGCGTGTTTTCACGATCCACTTTCAGTGCTCTCTCATTGAGTTAGCACAGTCAAATCTCAGGCTGTTCAGGCCGACAGTGATTATACTCTTCTACCATCAGAGTCGACAATATAGAGTCCAGCCAGCTCACAGCACTCTTTAAATGCCGTGAAGGTAGTTATGATTTCGTCAGCCCTGAGCACTCGGCCAAATAAAAATTTACCATCAGGATCCCTATAAAAAATAACGGGTCGAGAGAAATCCTTGAATTCCACTATCTCATTTTCCGGTATATACATGAAAGGTAACCGTTACTTGAAGTTAACATTACCCCTTTCGCATAGACTGCACCAATGCAGTAATTTGGTTGCAGGGAGTGAGCATTAGTGAGAGTAAGTCCAGCAAAGGCTATTGTTAACTCAAAGGATTAACACCTTTGATGTGCATTAACCAATTCGGGAAATTTTATTCCATCACATTTGATACGAGAGAATATTCAAAAAAAAATTACATGTTATTGATGTAATTTTTCTGACCGTTTTTTTTATTTGCACGTGAATATGCTTTCCCGGTCCCTTGATTTTCTCACCCATCAGCAGAGCCCAGACGCTTTACGCCTCTGATATTCCGCATGCAGCTGTTGAGCTGGCGTCGGGCCGCCGTCGCGAGGCTTGCTGAGCCGGCGAACAGGTTTACGAACCGTGATCCCCTCGGCCAGGCCTCTGGCCATTTCCACCAGCAGCGCTTTGCCCTTCCGCTCAACTCCGGTCGGATCTAACCGCTCCGCTTGCATGGCGTCGTAGAGCGTGGTGACGAGCCAGTACAGCGCATCGCTCGAAAATGGGTAATCCTCGGCGCTGGGGTATCCGCCGCGCCGCGCGCAGTACGTCCTGAATTCCCGCATCAGGGTTTGTTCGTCCGGCAGCTGCCAGAGGCGAGCAAGCCCCTGCCCGCACCACTCCACGAATTGCCCTGGCGACGGGGCGAACGGAGATTGCTGTTCGCGGGCGATGCACAGTCCAGCCTGAATCTGCTGGTTGCTGTGGATACCCTGCTCTGCAAACGCTCGCACCCACTGCCGGCGCATGTCGTCCAGTGCCTGGCGGGTTTTGATTGTCGCGTTGAGCGCTGGAAATATCACGCGCAGCTGGCTGAAAACTTCGTTGAACAAATCCACGGCGCCCAGCTGTTCGCCGTTACCCTGGTGTGTGTTGGTGGCGCTGGCGCCGCCGATGTTTTGCAGGTTCATAAAATCCCCTCGTCGCGTAGTTGATCAGCCCAGGTGGTGTCGTTCCAGTCGGCGTCGGTCAGCTCGTTCGGCTGCCCTCGCCCGCCCGGCAGTCGCCCAGTCGGCCGGCTGGCGCTGGCACGACACTGGACCAGGTGTCTCGAAAATTTTTGCTCCCACTGGGTCTGGTGGAAAAATTTACCCTCGGCCGCCCAGTACGCAGTGAATTCCGCCAGCTCGGCGGCGGTGTAGCCCGGCGCGGGGCCGTCAAGCGTTCGTCCCCAGAGCGCGGCGCGGCGCTGGAAATCGGGATCCGGTTCCCAGTCGGCAGTCATCACAAATTTTCCGCCAGAGGAGTTTGCCGGCGGCGGGTAGCTCGGTATCGCCGCTGGCGGATTTTCGATCGGCGGCGGGAAATTTTGCGCGCGCGCGTTTTGTGTGTGGGGTTTTAGATCTGTATCTATATCTATATCTGTATCTATATTCGTTGAACGCTTGTTCGACGGGTCGTTCAACGGTCGTTGTAACGATCGTTCAACGGTCGTTGCGGGGCCAGTGCTGGCGCGGCTTGCGGGCTTACTCTTTCTCTTCATTGCTGACGCTTTTCCCGCTTCTGAGCGCTGCATTTGCTTTGCTTTTACAGCCTCTAAATCGGCCTCAATTCGCTCATGGATCCACTCCGTTCCAGTGTCGTTAAAAAACTCGTTCAACGTTTGTTCAACGGTCGTCCAACGCTCGTTGGACAGGCGTGCAATTTTGGCCAGTCTGCTTTTCGGCAGGGGTTTTCCTGTCTGCCAGTAGTTGAACATCAGCAGCAGATAGGCGCCATGCTCCTCAGTAGAGAGGTGCATTGTGTCGGCCAGATAATCAGCGATGTAGAGTTGCATGTACGGAAGCGCCGCCATAAAAACCTCTGTTGCAGGCATCTCGCACAGCGCAGAACGCAGCGATAGCCTGTTCAATTTTTTTCTCGATAACGTCTGCAGGCGCACTCAGGTGCACTGCGTTTACTGCCAGAATCCCCTCGCGCGCCGCGACGGTGGCCAGCAGCACCGGATTATCAGGATCCACCAGCCGGGCGCGCCGTTCCGCCGGCAGAGCGGCGAGCAGTTCAGGCTCCAGCCGTTCCAGCTGGTGCCGGTAATACTCCGTTTCGCCGCGAAGCGCGCGTTTGATCTGCTGTTCGATGTTGTGCAGATCCCGAGCCGTGGCTGCCGACTCCACAAAATCGGGTCGCTGGCGGGCGACCTGGAGTGCGATGCCTTTCCATCCGATCCCGGCAGCCCATCGCTCGATTTCACGGACAAGCGCTGTTTTGCTCGTCGCCCTGGTGATTTTCATCAATCAGATCTCCTTTCCGATATTGTTTAAGCTCAGCCTGCCGCTTAGTTTTGAGACGCTGATAAAATTCAGTATCGAATTTGAGAGCGCCTTTTGAACCAGCAGCCAAAACGGCAGCTGAACCTTTGGGAATGATTCCATCCTTGCACCAGCGGCTGACAGCTGCCTGACTAACACCAGCGGCAATCGCTAATTTGGTTTTTGAACCGAAAAATCTTAACGCGTCATCTGTAAGCATCTCTTTCTCCTTAACAACTGTTAAGACTTTAATGCTTACATTTTTGCAAGTCAACTTGATCTAAATTAAGCGAATGAAAACGACAGACCTATCCACTCGTATCTCTACGAGACGAAAAGAGCTGGGCTATAGCCAGCAAGAGCTAGCAAAGCTAGTGAAGAAGTCACATGTGACCATTTATAGATGGGAGCAAGGGGATGTTGAGCCAAAAGGAAAGAACCTATTCGCCCTAGCAACTGCGCTTAAGTGCACGCCTGCATGGCTGCTTTTTGGTGACAAAGAAGCGACGCCTACCCCTCCAGATGAAATTCCCAAGACCCTTGATGAGCGTCAAACCAGGCTACTTGAACTATTTAATTTTCTACCAGAGTCCGAAAAAGATGCTCAAATCAAAGAATTAGAGATGAGGGTTGAAAATTTCAACAAGTTGTTTGAAGAGCTTCTAACCGTCAGGAAAAACCTTCAAAATAAATAATTTCTTTTTAATCAAATAATTACGGAAAAATCACCCCCCAACTTGCATTTTTGCAAGGAAAAGACTTGCCTCATAACTTACGTTTAGTTAAGTTATTCCCACCAAAACACTACACAGTGAAATCTCAAAAACGTTCCGCCGGCCCGGCGCCAGGGCAACAAACAACAGAGGATTACGTTATGGAAAACTTGATCACTTCCCGCCAACGCGATGCTGAATTTTTTGGCGGCATGGATTACGCAACGCGCCGCACAGCAGTAGAAGCAGCCCACGCCGAAGCGTTGGAATTGAATGAGCAGCGCAACGACTGGCAACCAGAAGTAGAACTGACTAACGAACAACTCTACGCCTCAATGACTCGCGAGAAGGATCCAGAAGCGGCCCACGCCGAAGCGCTGGAAATGGATAAGCAGATTACCCATTTTCGCAAAGAGCAGGCAGCACTATCTCAGCACGTAGCCGCCATCATGGGTAAAGCGCCCCGTTGATTTCGCCTACACCAGGGCAATACGGGCGCCGTTGGCGTCGCCGGAACCGTAACCGGCTTTCACAGACTGACACCAAAGGAAAATGGCATGAACCACGTTTACCTCGTCATGAATATCTATTTTTTCATCTTAATGTTGTTGCTGAGCGGCGTTTTCGGTTCGGTTATCACCCTCGCCACGGTAAACCACAGCCGGAATAAGCGCCGCGGCAAGGGGGAACAATGAGCATCAAACCCACCGTTTCCTGGCTACCAGACAAGGGCGGCTTCTACCCGGTTCACTGCGGCCGATGTGATCGCGTAATCGGCTCCGTCGACACCCTGGCGGGTCGGGCGGAAGCAATCAAAAAAATGGTGACATTGCATTATTGCACCGCGCGTAATGTTCACATCATTGATCGCGCCAAATTAATTCAGGCTCAAAGGGAGGCAAATAAACGGAATTTCAAAAAGGCTAACGAACTGCTGAAAAAAGCTTATACGTCTTAAACTTCAAACATGCGAAATATTTATACCGCTCAGCGGTAGGGACTCACACACTCTAAATTAAGGATTCATCATGACTAATAAAAACCTCGGCTTTCTCGTGAAATTCAACTGGGAAGTAGTAAGCGACTATCTGGATCGCCATGTTCATGCTATTTACGTGGGCGATCTGCTCATTGGGTATATTTCAATAATCACTATGCTGGGCGAGAGAATATTCACTCCCTTCACTGCCGACGGCGAATTGCCGGAAGCGCACTGCGCCTCGTGCGCAGCACAGGCTCTATTCGCAAAACACTGCGGCCTTCCGCCCGATGCTATTGATGCCGTGGATGCCAGATTTGAAAGCGCTGGCGCAACTGAAACCAGTCTAGAAAAAGCTATTGCGCTGTTAGCGGCTTTAAGCGTGCTCAAATCTAAAACCCATTAATTTTTTGCGGCCGCTTCGGCGGCCATTATTGAATGGCGGCAGATATGGACGAGATCAAAATATTAAAAAGCGATGCCGAAATTATACGTTTCTTTCTTGAAACGGAATGGGCTTCTTTCGTTGAGCTGTGTAGCGATTTTAACGATGAAGACGGCGGAACGACATTTGCTGAGCAAATTTTTAAATCATTGGGCGGTGAATAATGAGCAGCTACGCATTTTTGTTAAAGGGCAAGCAAAAATATCAGTTCAAAAACCTATTTGTGCATTTCGAGGCGTCGGACGATAAAGCGGCGGCGGCGCGCGTGTCCGAACTGCTGTCCGGCGCTGGCTATGACGCGGCGCACTACTTCAAACCGCTGCGCACTAACCTGCCGATCGTCAATGATCTGCCCGCCGACAGCGCGCTCGATGACGCGTGGTGTGATCGCTATGAGCTGACGGGTGAAGACGGCATGACCTGGCGGCTCAAACCTGGGCAGAAAGAAGACGCACCGGCAGCCGAGAGTTTGCCAGCGGCAACGAGCGCCAGCCTTACACAGCGTGCACTTGGCGCCTGGCTTTTCGAGCGCTTCGAACTCCTGACGCGCGAGCAGCTGCAGCAGATCGCAGCGCTGCAGCATGACACCGATGCGACGTATGCGCAAAACCTGTTACTGGCGTGCAAAAGCCCGTCAGTGCGCCAGCTCGAGTTCGTCTACCCCGCCACAGTTTTCGATCTCGTCGCAGCCGTGAAAACCGTTTGGCCTGCCGACAGCGCGGTGCCGGCGGTCGGACTGCTGCTGCAGTTTATCGAGCAGTGGATCTCCGCGCACAACGACAGCGCGGCGCGCGCTGAAGGACGCGCGAACGAGCGCGAAGAAGTTACAGCTAAATGGGTAAAAAAATACGGGAAAGCGACTGATGAAAAAGGATCGGTATCAAAAATCACGGCTGCTGGCGGCGCAGCTGCAACGCCTGCGGCTGCAGCAGATGAGCCAGAGCTGGCAGAAGAACCAGCCTCAACTGTGGGTGAAAAACCGGAAGTAACGGCAACCGCTGGCGAACAGATCCACGCGTTGGGCGACGGTTTATACGATGTTTCCGCCCTGTTTGCTGAGTCGCGGTTCTCTGACGCTGGCGCCGCGGTGGTGGTGAGCGCAGAACCCGCCGGCGCTGGCGCCGCGGTGGTGGTGGGCGCAGAACCCGCCGGCGCTGGCGCCGCGGTGGTGCCACCAACGCCGGCACCTGATTACCCCGCTTATTTCGAGCCTGGCCGCTACGTCGACTTGCCTAACAGCGTTTATCACGGCGCCAACGGGATCAGCAGCACGATGCTGAAAGACGCGCGCGTAAGCCTGCTTTATTACCACGGCCGGCACGTGGCAAAGACCATCGTAAAAGAAAATTCCGCCGCGCTGTCGTTCGGTTCACTGGTGCATACCCTGACGCTGCAGCCCGAAAAGCTCGCTGATGAATTTAACATTGAGCCGATCCTGCCGCCGGGCGCATTCACCACCGCCGCCAGCATGAAAAAAGCGATCGAGGCATATAACGAATCGCTGCAGCCGGCCCTGAGCATCGACGAAATCAAATTACGCATTGATGCGCACAACGGTACGCTGCGTCAGCCGTTTCCCCTAGGCGCCGATGCGACGGAAACCGGCATGTTGTACGGCATGTTGCCGCAGGATCACCAGACCATTCCTGAGGATCAAAAGCACACTGTCGCAGCCATGAAAGCAGCGATAAAGCAGTACAACGCATCGTTGCCGCCGCTGCTGAAAAATTCCGGCAGCCGCGAAGAACTGCTGGCCGCATTGGAAATCATCGATCCGAAGGCCGCAGCAGAAGAGCGCCAGCGCCCACAGCCGGTCAACACGTCCGGAACGAAAGACCAGTTGATCGCCACCATCAAGAAAATCCGACCGGCCGCCGTGTTTGCAGACGAGCTTTACGCAGCCTGGAAGGAATGCGACGACGGCCGCACGCCGGTAACGCAGAAGCAGATGCGCCACGCGAAAGCCCTGCAAAGCGCCCTGCTGTCGCATCCGACGATCGGCTCGCTGCTGCAGCACCCCGGCCGCGAAAGCGAGGTTTCCTATTTTGGCTTCGACGACGACACCGGGCTGGAGTTGCGCGTGCGTCCTGACGTCGAAATCAACACAGACGGCGCCCGTATCGGCTTGGATCTGAAAACTATATCGATGTGGGGCGTTAAAGCCGACCAGGTTAAAGCGCGCCTGCACCGCGAGATCATCAACCGCGATTACCACCTTAGCGCCGCGATGTATTCAGACGTCGCCGGCTTCGACCAGTTTTTCTGGATTTTCATCAATGCAGATGAGGACTACGCGTGGGTAGCGATCGTCGAAGCATCGCCGGAACTGCTAGAGCTGGGCCGCCTCGAGTACAAAAAAACGCTGCGCGAAATCGACCACGCGCAGGCTGTTGGTGTCTGGCCGGCGCCGATCACCGCCGACTATACCGACGAACTTACCGACTATGACCAGCACCGGCTGGAATATCTGCAAAAAATGGAGGCTTCACGATGAGCGAGATCACCACCATCACTTCAAACGCGCCGCGCACGATCGACAACGTCTCGATCCTGACAAACGGCGAATTATTTACTCGCCTGCAAACGCTGGCGAGAGTAATGGCAAACAGCGGCGAAATGGTGCCGCAGCACTATCGCGGTAAGCCTGAAGCATGCATGGCTACTGTGATGCAGGCCGCGCGCTGGGGAATGGATCCATTCGCCGTCGCGCAGAAAACCCACATCGTTAGCGGCACATTGGACTATGAGGCGCAGCTGGTGAACGCGGTGATCACCACCATGGCTCCGACAAAGGATCGCCTGCATTACGAGTGGTTTGGGCCGTGGGAAAACGTGATCGGGAAATTCCAGGAAAAAACCAACAGCAATAACAAAAAATACATTGCCCCAGCCTGGACGCCGGCAGATGAGAAAGGTTTGGGGGTTAAAGTCTGGGCAACGCTTAAAGGCGAAGATGAGCCGCGAGTGCTTGACCTTTTGCTGAGTCAGGCGCAGGTGCGCAATTCGACATTGTGGGCGTCTGATCCGCGCCAGCAGCTGGCATATTTGGGCGTCAAACGTTGGGCGCGTCTGTATTGTCCTGATGTGATTCTGGGCGTCTATTCCGCTGACGAGCTGGAAGAGCGGATCGAGAAAGACATTACGCCGGCGGCGGCGCGCGTCAGCATCAGCGCGCTGGCGGAAACGGTCGACGCGTCTGCAGCACAGCCAGCACCTGCAGCTGAAGCCACCCCGCCGGCTGCTGCAGTGCCGGCAGAAACCACCAGCGCCGCGGCGCCTGCATCGCCGACTGGAGAGCCAGAGCTGGCGCAGCAGCTGCGCGACGCCATCACCCTGGCCAATACCGCCACGCGCGCTACGGAGCTGCGGGCGGCCGTGGAAGAGCAAAAAGCGGTGCTGGGCATTGCGATCTACACCGAGCTTAAAGGCAAGGCCGTCAAAAAATATCACCAGCTGCAGGCGATGCAGAAAATCGAAAAGCAATTTGATGACCTGTCACCAGATTTAGCTGACGCACCGGAGAAATTTAAGGCGCTGGAAGCTGCAATCGGCGCCGCGCAGCGTCATCTGGATCCGCAAGAGTATGAGCGTTTCGCCACCGCGCTGGACGACATGCGTCCGGAGTATTGCTGATGAAAAATTCACTGAAATATCAGGACAGCCCTCTCTACTTTATGACTGCTCGCGAGGCGGCCACGATCGAGCGCGAGGGTGATTTTGAGCGCGCCGCTAAAGTCTGGGCGAAAGCCCACCGCCAGGCTCGCAACGCGATGAATCAGGACTGGAGCGCCAAACGTCAGGATTTTTGTTTGATGCACCATATGCGCCTGGCGCGTCAGCTTAGTGCAGCGCAGATGGAGGACGCATGAATCAGTTATCCAGCCAGATTTTTTCAGGTCTCGACGAAATACTGATGCCCGGCGTTGAGGTTATCGATGATGGCTGCGATCACACGCAGCGGATTATTTGGTCTATGAACGCAAAGCGCCGGATCCGGGAAGGCATTAATACTCCCCGCCCGGATGCCCCGAGGGTAATCCGAACCGTGGTGAGGAATAAAAAGAAAACGCATAAACGCGCGCGTCGGACAGTTAAGAAGGATGAGGAATTATGCCTGTAAAAACTCATACCGGAACGGTGATCACGCGATCCGGGGAAAAACGCGTGAAGCTTCACGAAAACCCTACTACGTGGGTCGTGAGCGGCAAGGAATACTACTTCAAAGAGACCGGCCGCCGCGGTGGCGCTGCGGGCGTGAAAACCCGACTGGTGCTAAGCAGCATCCGGCCGATCGAGGGGAATAAATAATGCAGGCATATACCGAAGAGCAGAAAAAAACGCTGATTGATTTTGTCGAGGGCATGCTGGCAATGTCCAAACACGACAATACCGGCTCGAACGAAATGCTATGGCTTACATGCCAAATAGCTCTGGCGGCGATGAAGGCGAGGTCAGATGGTTGGATTAAATGCAGCGATCGGATGCCGGAGCGCCACCAGTTTGTAATCGGCTATACAGAATATGATGGAGTTATTTATCAGATGGCCGTCGATGATAATGGCGTCTGGTATACAAAAGACAGCGACTGGAGTATGACCAAGGTAACGCACTGGATGCACCAACCAGCGGCGCCGGAGATTAATTAATGTCCAGCAAATATGACCAACTTGATGCGCTGGTGCTAAACGCAATCACTATGGTCCCGAAGAAATTTTCTGAAATCTATCTGGGCAAGACCAGCGAAGAGTGCCGCCGCCTGGCGCTACTGGAGACCGGCAAAGAGCCGTTCCGTGTCATGGATCGGCGTCTGCAGGCGCTGCGTAAAGCAGGCAAAATCAAAAGTACGCCGAAGGGTTGGTTAAGAACGGAGTAAGCATGATGAAAACCTATCCGAAATTTTCTCTTAATCTGGCTGTGCGTAAACGGTGCAATCAGGAAGGAATAAGGCTCAGTCAATTCGCCCAGCGCGCCGGCATAAGCGCCACCGTTTTATATGACATGCTCTATCACGACTCGCCCAGTATCGCGACATGCGAGCGCTGCGCGCGTGGATTTGGCATAACGTTGCCCGAGTTGATCCGCGAGGGTTATCCGCCAGGGGTCTAAAGTCGCTGCGCTGAGATAATCTGAATTTACACGCAATCTTACGTATATAAGAAACGCTGATTTTTGAGAATCAATTATCAACCGGCCAGTCTGAGATAATGCTGGCCGGCAATGAGTTTACTATGACGCAAATCCAATTAAATATTGAATGGGTTGTTGAAAAGGGACTTATAAACCTGACCGGCTTGAGTGATCGGCAAATTGAAAGCTACCGGCAAAACTGCTGGGTAGAGGGTATCCATTTTAAACGTGTATCGCCGAAAGGGAATGAGGGTAGTAAGCGCGGCACCACGTGGTATAACTATCCTAAGATCAACAAATATATTCAGGACTCATAACGATGGCATCATTACCAAGAGGCGTAGAAATCAGGGGCAAAAGTCTTTGCATCTGGTTTATGTTCCGGGGTAAGCGATGCCGTGAGACTCTCAAGGGGTGGGCCGTCACCCCTGCCAACATCCGCAAAGCAGGTAGCTTACGATCGGTAATTGTCAGCGAGATAAATCTTGGGGAATTTGATTATCATGCACGATTCCCCTCTTCTCGAAAAGCCAACAGTAATACTACAACTCTTGAAATAAACACGTTTGGAGAATTATGCGAAACTTGGTTAAAGATTAAAAAGACCGAGCTTACTGCAAACACAATGCGAAAAACCATATCGCAAATAAAAACATTGCAGCACGTAATTGGATCGAACACTTCAATTTCACATATAAAACATAGCGACATACTTAATTACAGAGTAGAGCTCTTAAACGGTCAGACTCTTTATGATGAAACTATCAGATGCAATAAAAAAGGTAGAAGCGTCCGCACTGTTGATAACTATATTTCTCTACTTAAAAGCCTATTACGCTTTGCATATATCTCTGGCTATATTGAATATAAACCGTTTGAAGGAATCAAAAAATTACAGAAATCACGTATTAAACCTGATCCTCTTACAAAGGCAGAATTTAAACAGCTGATGGATACAGAAAAGGGACAGAGTCGCAACCTCTGGCAGTTCGCTATATATTCAGGACTCCGCCACGGCGAGCTTGCAGCCCTAGCGTGGGAGGATGTGGACTTCCAGAACGGCACGGTTCATGTGCGGCGCAATCTGACGGCGCTCAAAATGTTCGGGCCGCCAAAGACCCGAGCAGGCGATCGCGTCATCAAGCTATTGCATCCCGCGCTTGAGGCGTTAAAAGCCCAGAGGATGCTCACCGAACTACAGCCGCGCACAAAAATAAT